ACAAGCCGCAGGAACACAAGTAGCTTTTTTTGCCGCAAGTAATGGTTCTACTGGTTTTGGTTCTACTGTTTCTACACCTTTAATTTTTTATACCAATAATTCAGAACGGATGCGTATTGATTCGTCAGGCAATGTTGGTATTGGTACTACTTCTGTTACAAGTGGTTGGAGGTTTGAATCAAAAGGTGGACTTCCAGCTTTATTTAATGCTGATAGCACAGCCAATACTGCAAGCTATGGTGGCGTTGTGTTTTATAGACCAACAAATACTACTAGCAATGGAAATGGATTTGCATTTCGATTTAATAACTCAAGCAGCGCACAAGCAGAATATGGTTATATTGGTGGTTTAATAGAAACCAATACTGCTGGTTCAGAAGCAGGGTCAATAGTTTTTTCGCCAAGCAATGCTGGTACTAGAACAGAACGGATGCGTATTCTTTCTGGTGGTTCAGTCGGTATTAATACATCAAGTCCAACAAACAATTTAACCATTGATACTAAAGCATTTAATTATACAAATGGTATTGATATTACTAACAGCACCGATTGGGGCTATGGTAGTTCTGTTAATTTTAGAGCAATCACAACTTCTGGCGGTTCGTTAGATACTGTTTCTAGGGTTCAACAATTTTGGGAAGCAACCAATAAATTTGGAATGGGGTTTTGGACATACGATAGTGGTCTTACAGAACGGATGCGTATTACCTCTGGTGGTGAAGTTTATATTGCTGGAACAACCGACCAAGGAGCATATAACCTTCAATGTAATGGCACAGGAGTTTGGGGTGCTGGTGCTTATGTCAATGGTTCAGATGCTCGGATTAAAGAAGATATTGCACCAATCCAATCAGGGCTTGATGTTGTAGAAAAACTCAATCCTGTAACTTATCGCTACAAAGAAGAATGGTCAAAAGACCAAAGCACACAAACAGGCTTTATTGCTCAAGAACTATTAACTGCTCTTGAAGGCGAAGTTTATGTTGATGGCGTAGTGCAACAAGGTGGTGAATATATGAGTGTTGCTTATCAAAACATAATACCTATTTTGACTAAAGCAATTCAAGAACTAAACGCTAAAGTAGATGCACAAGCAGTCCGCATCGCTGAATTAGAATCTAAATAAGGAGCTAAATAGTATGCCGCTAATTTTGAACGGATCCACAGGAATCTCAGGCATTGATGGCTCTGCTGGTACACCGTCTTACCAAGGAAATGATTCTAATACAGGTATTTTTTACCCAGCAGCCGACACCATAGCGTTTGCTGAGGGTGGTGTTGAAAGTATGAGGATTACTTCAGATGGTCGATTAGGTATTAACAACTCTAACCCATCAAGACAACTTCAATCGACTATCAATGTATCAACTGCTTATGGCGATTTTGATGCCGCTTCAAATCAACTTTATTTAACAAATACGAATACAACAACTAGCGCATATACTGGTATTCAAATGGATGTTGGCTCTAACAGCCAATGTGCAATTAGTGCAATTCGTACTGGCGATGGCGAAGTAGCAATGGCTTTTGCTTCTAGAGTTGCAGGAGTTAGAGCAGAACGGATGCGTATTGACTCTAGTGGTAATGTAGGTATTGGTACAAGCACAATAACAAGCGGAGCAGGTTGGACACCTAGACTTGTTTTGAGCGGAACTAGTGCAGCGGCGGTTATTAAAGGAGCTAATTCTCAAGAAGTATCTGTTGGTTCTAGCAATGGAATGTATATTGATTGTTTAGGAAATACAACAGGCTCAAACAACAATATTATTTTTAGAAATACTGCTAGTAATTCTACTTTTTCTGCCTCAGAACGGATGCGTATTGACTCTAGTGGTAATGTAATGGTGGCAAAAACTGATACTGGTATCACAAATGTAGGTTGCGTTTTTAGAAGTGCTGGCGATATTAGAGTAACAACAAATGGAGGCGAATGTTTAATTCTTAATAGATTAACAAGCGATGGAACTTTGGTTGAGTTTTACCAAGACAGTGCACTTGAAGGAACAATCTCTGTTTCAGGCTCTACTGTTTCTTATAATGGTGGACACCTTGCTCGCTGGTCGCAACTACCTGACAATTCTAAAGACGACACAATCCTAAAAGGTACAGTAATGACCAACCTTGACGATATGTGCGTATGGACTAAAGATAGCACAGTTTTAGATAACGAACAGTTAAACAAGATGCAAGTTTCTAATGTTGAAGGCGATACAAATGTTGCTGGCGTATTTGTAAACTGGACTAGAGATGAGGATTGCAACTCAGACGATATGAATATTGCTATGACAGGCGATATGATTATTCGTATTGCACAAAATGTTGTAGTTCAAAAAGGTGATTTGCTTATGTCTGCTGGTGATGGAACTGCTAAACCACAAGGCGATGATATTGTTCGTTCTAAGACCATCGCTAAAGTAACTTCAAACTATGTAACTTGCACATACGCAGACGGTTCATACTGTGTGCCTTGTGTATTAATGGCTTGTTAATTAAGGAGAATTAGAATGGCAACATGGAACATTAATCAAACGAATTACGAAACCGCAAATGGTTTTATCACAACAGCGCATTGGACTTGCACAGAAGTTGATGGCGAATATAGTGCATCTGTATATGGCACTTGTGGCTTTAGTGGCACACCAACAATCCCTTATGCACAGGTAACAATGCAAGAAGTATTAGACTGGTGTTGGGCTGGCGGTGTCGATAAAGACGCTATCGAGGAATCTTTGACAGCTAATATTGCCCTACAAAAGAATCCAGTAGTGGAGTCAGGAACACCTTGGGCAAGCTAACAGCCTTTCTTTGTTAGCATTTTAGGAGAACGACATGGGCGAAAAACAAGCGAAACCCATTATGATAGATGGAAAAGAGTACGACACGAACACCTTTACAGAGGAACAAGTCATGCTCACCAACCATTGCCTAGACCTTGACAGAAAACTAGCCTCTACGCAGTTTCAAGCACAGCAGTTGCAAGTAGGAAAAGAAGCATTTTTGAAGATGTTAAAAGAGTCTTTGGAACAACCTAAAGGATAGTAATGTTTGCTGACATCCCATTTGCTGGCGCCCCGTTTGCCTCGCTAGGTGGGACGAATGTAGCTGTTGCTTTAACTGGCGTTACTGCTGTAGGTCAAGTAGGGGATGTCTCGATTCAGGGCGATGCCAATCTTGATTTAACGGGCGTTTCTGCCGTAGGACAGGTTGGTAATGTCATTGTAGAGGCTAGTGCTAATGCTCCTGTAACGGGTGTTCACAGCCCAGTCTTAGTTGGCACGGTTACCACCCAAACCGATAACTTTATTGACGTCACTGGGGTGTACGCTGTAGGGCGTATAGGTAACGTAGACGTTCAGGCTGGTGCGGTTGTTACGGTTACTGGGGTAGCTGCTATTGGAGTTACTGGCTCCGTCACGGTAACGGGTAGTGTAGTTGTAGACCTGACAGGCGTTAGTGCAGTAGGCCGACTAGGTAATGTAGACGTATCTGGTAGTGCGGTAATATTTGTTACAGGCGTCTATGCGGTAGGTCTAATTGGCAACGTCTCGGTCTCAGGTAATGCTGTAGTAAACGTGACAGGCGTCAAGGCTGTTGTTAAACTTAAGGTTGTAAACGTTTGGGGTGATATTAATACCGATCAGACACCTAACTGGGCGCCAATTGTGCCAGGCGCTGGTTCTGGATGGACAGAGATTACCCCTAGCCAAACGCCTAACTGGACAGATGTTTTAGTGCCTTCGGGCTTTGATAATTAAGGACATACCATGGCAAGTACATTTTCGCAGACACTACGGCTAGAGCTAATTGGCGATGGCGACCAGTCAGGTATCTGGGGTCAGACTACCAATACCAATTTAGGAACTCTACTAGAACAGTCTATTACAGGCGTTGTGTCTATTACTATGACCGATGCCAACTACACGCTAACTAACTTTAACGGCGTATCCGATGAAGCCCGTAACGCTGTTTTGGTGGTGGGTGGTACAAATGCTGCAGTGCGGGATATTATTGCTCCATTAGTTGAGAAGCTCTATGTGGTCAGGAATAATACTTCTGGTGGATTTGCCGTCAATATTCGTGCATCCAGCGGGTCTTCTGTATCCGTGCCTAATGGGGCGACTGTCTGGGTTTACTGCGATGGTACTAACTTTAATGCTGTTGGTACTGAGTCCGTAGGAAACTTTGAGGTCAACGGCAATCTATCTGTTACAGGTAACACCAACGCCCTAGCTGCCACTTATACAGGTAACGTAGTCGCTCTTAATTACTCAACCGCTGGCAACGTAACCGCAGCAAATTTTATTGGTGCTGGTTTAACCATAACTTCAATTAACGCATCAAATATAAGCGCTGGCACAATTGCTAATGCTAGAACCACGGCGTCTTCTTCTAATGGTGCATCAACCATTGTTACACGGGACTCTGGTGGAAACTTTACAGCTAATACTATAACAGCCAATTTAACAGGTACGGCTACTAACGCCACTAACGCCACCAATGCTACCAATGCCACTAACGCCACTAACGCTACTAACGCTACTTTTGCAACTAGCCCAGCTTCTGGCGGTTCATTCATAACTTCAAGCAATATAGGAAGTCAGTCGGTTGCCTTTGCTACCAACGCCACAAATGCCACAAATGCCACAAATGCCACAAATGCCACAAACGCTACAACAGCCTCAAATGCAAACGCAGTATTTGGTTTAACTAAATTAGGCTTGGGTATTACTGGGGAAGTTTGGAACGGTGTTACTGGGTCACGAGCGCTAAATATTACTTACACAAACTCCAATAGCTATCCAATTATGGTCATTGTTTCTGTTGGTTATCCAGCAACAGGTAGCAATTCTGTTAAATCTAGCGTAAATGGTCAAGACATTAATTATGAATCTGGTAATAACCAAACAGATACTGGGGACTCTCTTGGTTTTATAGTTCCACCTGGTGCAACATATGGCGTTATTGTAACTTCAGGAACACCGTCGCTTTCTAATTGGGTTGAACTATATTAAGGAACCAACATGATTAAAACTATTCAAGACTCTGTAGATGGTGGTGAATTTAAGCCACGCCATACGATTGAAATTTACTGCCCTAACTGTGGGTACGATGTTTCTGAAGCCGAGCTTGCAGCCAAGATGTGCAGTGATTGTGGGCATAGCCTTGAGGAACCAGAACAGCACGTAGCTATCGTGGTGGCAAATATGTCATTTGGTGGTTCAACACTCTGAGGCAAAGAACAGTGATATATGTCAGACGAACTCGGTTTATCGGCTGGTGCCAAGGGGATCAGCGAGGGGCTTAAGACTGGGCGTGAGGCTGGGCGGGAGATTGGTAAGAACATCGAGGATGTTCAAAAAGAAGCGGTAGATGTAGCGAAAGAACGGGCAAATGCCAAGATTCGTGAGCGCAGAGAAGCAGAGTTAAGGAAAGAACGGGCAATATTTAAAGCCCTTGAGGAGTACAAGCACCGTAAGAAGATTTCGGATGAGGAGTATAAGTTACGAATTGATTTTATTAAGCAGTACGGCACAAAAGAGTGGCAGAAGCTAATAGACATCAAGACGGAGATTGAGAAGCTAGAGAAGGAAGACCGCAAGTATTTTGATGCGGAGTTGTCAAAGGTTAGATGGGTGCAGTTCTGGTGCTTTTTAGCAGCGGGCTGGATTGCTTATTACATGGTATGGGGGTTTAAAAAATAATGTTTCCGTTAACAGCACTAGTAGACGTTGGGATGAAAGTCCTAGACAAGTTTATTCCCGACCCAGAAGCCAAAGCTAAAGCTCAAGCCGAGCTTCTTAAAATGCAACAAGAAGGCAGACTAGCTGAACTGAATGCCGATAATATCGAGGCTCAAGAGCTAACTAAACGCCAAGAAGCGGACATGAACTCAGACTCATGGCTATCTAAAAACATCCGCCCAATGACTTTAATCTTTATCTTGTTTGCCTACTTCTTATTTGCCATGATGAGCGCCTTTGGTAATAACGCCAATGAGAAGTATGTGGAGCTACTTGGTCAATGGGGTATGTTAATTATGTCCTTCTATTTTGGTGGGCGTACTTTGGAGAAGATTATGGATATGAAGTCAAAGGAAAAGAAAGATGCTTGAGTCGCAGTTACTTGCTCTAGGTATTGACGGTAAGTGGCTTGAACCGCTTAAAGAGACTTTTGAGAAGTACAACATTGATACGGCTAAGCGTCAGGCTGCCTTTATTGGGCAGTGTATGCACGAGTCTGGGGGCTTCAAGCTCCTTGAAGAGAACCTAAATTACAGCGCTAAGGCTTTGATGAACACATGGCCCAGCCGATTCCCAACGGAAGAAATGGCAAACCAGTATGCTCGTAATCCTGAAAAGATTGCCAATAAAGTATATGGTGGGCGCATGGGTAATGCGGATGAAAGCTCTGGCGAAGGCTGGAAGTACCGTGGTCGTGGTATCAAACAGCTGACTGGCAAAGAGAATTACCAGCGTTGTAGTGAGGCTTTGGGTGTGGATCTTGTCAGTGATCCTGATAAGTTATTAGATCCTAAATATGCGGCTTTAAGCGCTGGCTGGTTTTGGAACAAACATAATCTAAATGACTTGGCAGATAAGTCAGATATTGAGACAATGACAAAAAGGATCAATGGTGGCTTGCTTGGTTTGGATGCTAGAAAAGTTGCTATTGCTAAAGCCGAATCAATACTAGGGTAAACCCGTATGCCATTACAAAAATTACAGTTCCGCCCAGGAATCAACCGAGAAGGTACTGACTACTCTAACGAAGGTGGTTGGTACGCATGCGATAAAGTGCGCTTTCGTTCAGGCTTTCCTGAAAAGATTGGTGGTTGGATTCGGCTATCTAACGAAACCTTTTTAGGTATTGCTCGTGCGCTGTGGAATTGGGTTACTTTAAACGGCGCTAACCTTTTGGGTGTTGGTACAAACCTTAAATACTATATTGAGCAAGGTGGTGACTATAACGATGTAACCCCTATACGAGTTACTTTTACGGCAAATTCATCTCCAAACACAGTGAACTGCATTGCTACGACCAATGGCTCTAATGTAGTAACTGTAACTTTAACTGGTTACGGAGGTCTGACAAATGACTTTGTTACTGTAACGGGCGCTAACGCAATTGGATCAA